ATATATTATTAGTCTGTGTAGAGTTGGCTTGGACTATTAATTGTTGAACATCATTTTGACCCGCCACATGTAACCTACTCTGTGGACTTTTAGTTCCTACGCCAAAATATCCGCTACCACCTGAAACTACATAAGATGTTCCATCTGCCCTGAACTGTATATCTACAGTTGAGCCATCAGAATCATAAAGCTGGAATATCCCATCATTAGATGAACCTTCTGAAAAGTCCAATAACTTCTTACTTTGTGTTGAGGTAATTCTAAACACCGCATCATTAGATGCATTAGAAATAATGTGTAAGGTTTTCTCTGGGCTACTTGTCCCTATCCCCACTCTTGCATTAGTAGTATCTACATTAAATACTGGGGTAGTATCTGCTTGTTGAATTTGAAAGAAGGTAGTACTGTTTGTACCAATCATGGTATCACCTACATAACGGGTATCTAGGGCTGTGGTATCCAGTTGAATTTCCCCATCACTATTGGTTTTTAGCCTTCGAAGTGCTGACCCATCATATCCAACCAATTCAACTGCTAATATATCAAAGTCCTCATCATAACTTGCTACAAGTACATCCTGAGGCTTCCTTTTAGTTTGTGATTTATTCTGTGCATAAGGAACTGTCATAGTGCCACCTTTAACTTCCCTTCTGATGTAACGGCTATCCGTTGTAGGTTGGTTCCATCATAACCAATTATTTCCACCGCTAATATGTTAAAATCTTCATCATAACTTTTAACATACACGTCTTGTGGCTTTCTCTTTGTTTGGCTTTTTGATTTAGTTATTGCCATACTTAGCAAAATCCTTTCTGATTCCTACTATTGGTCTTGTTTCATCCTTCACGTTTGTTAGTTTTTCCATTTTCTTTAATTCTTTTTTGATTGCTTCTTGGTTGTTTGCCCATTCACCAGATTTTATTTTCTTCTGTATATAGCCTTCGATTATATTAACTTCCTTTTCAAATCCACCCATTCCCTCATCCCAGTATTTACCTAATTTAAAGTAATCTACTGTGTATGGATGCCCCTTGTCGGCTTCATAATCCATATATGGAACTTCCACGTTCGTAACTGATTGTGCGGGCGGTGTTTTACCTTCCCCAACTCTTTCAGGTTTAGTTGATTCCGATTTTGTTCTAAATGCTACATCTGCCATGGTAATTTATCAAAGAAAAAGAATGTTCTTCCTATTCCCATATTTTTATCCCTCTTTTTGGCCAATCTCTCCTGTATATCTCTTACGTTTCCTTTTCTGTTTCTCCTAGCTTCTCTTACTAAAGATTTCCTTGCATCCCTCAAATATCCATCGTGTTGTTCCTCACGAATAGTCCTCTCAACCTTCCTGATATTATGTAATGTTTCTTTATCAGGTGCGGTTTTACGAGCTTTCTCTAATTCTTTTATGTCTGCTATGCGTCCTTCATCCATATAAGTTGTTATTTCTGTGTTCGGCTCCTTCACAGAAATGAAAAGAGCCGAAACAACTCTCACGACTTAGGTTGCCGTGAAACGACAAGTCATAACCCAATCTGAGTTAAGAATCTTGGTCGCATAACTCCCTGCCCAAGAGATTATAGAAATTCTCCCTGCTGGTGAGTTAGAGTCAACCACGTTGGGTAATATATAGAGCTTGGGTTTGTCCTGAGCTAAATCATAGACTCCGAAAGCATTATCTCCGTGTACGTAAGTATAGAACCTTACAACTGCGGATGCTGCTACTGATGTTGCCTCTGTTCCAGACGAAACGTCCTTATTCAAAAGCCACCTAACACCAAGCAACTCTCCCATTTCACCCCTATATAAATCCTTCACATCAGAATACGTCTTAGCATTGAGCCAAGCTGTATCTGCCATCAGGTTTATCTTGGAGTATGGGTCGGTTTTACCAATGTAAAAACCGTCTTTATACTTCATTGCCTTATTCAGCTCCAAATCCCTAACAATCATCCTAATATCGCAAGCATCGAGTGTATCACCTGCTGCGATAGAAGTTACAGAATGATCATTTCCATAATAGGAAGTACCATTTTGCAGTTCTGCTCTGGTGAGCCTGTTAAGGGTTTCACCCATGTTCTGACCTACTAACTCGATCTTCTCCTTCAAATTGCTGTCGATTGAAACCAATGTAAGCAATTTAGAAGTATTAACAGTAAGACCATATTCTGACAAAGTCATAGATATGGTGCAAGCTGTAATAGCACAAGTTACAGGGTTTGATGCCTCTCCAAGAGGATCGGTTATCAAAGTCAATGGCTCATATCTAGTAAAATTAACCGTTCGGCCTTCATTTACTGGATGTGTCCTCTTTTGAGCACCTTCCTCAAGAATCCTCTCATACTCTGCACGAGCCAGAAAGACCTTTTCGTAATAGGTCGATACTTCGGCTGATATATGTGCCCCTGTGGTAATGTTGGCGTTTGCTGAGCCACTTATTCCACCTCCGACTACTGCCATGTTTTTATCACCTCCTTCTAAGCAAAGACTTAGGTAGAGGCTTTAACCTTGAACTATTCCCAACTCTTTCTCTAGTTCTTCGATTGTCTTGTCCTCTGCCGATTTCTCACCTTTGCGGACAGAAGTTGGTTTTAGAGCGGATTGCGAAGACTGCTTTGCTATATCCTCCGTAACCTTACCAACTTCTTTTGTTACCGCCTGTTTATAAGGTTTCATCAGTTTAGCCACAAATTTCTTAACTGATGCGTTGTACGGATCGGCTTTTATATAAGCCTCCACCGCCTCGGTAACAGTTTCAGAAAGGTCTTTGTTAAAAGTATCACTCTCAGGATCAAGTTCAGGATACTTCCTGACTACTTCATTAGATTCTTGAGTAATTCTGCTAATAGCATCCTGTTGTTTTCCCCTCAGCTTTATTAAAGCATCGGTTCTTCGGATTTGATTTGCCTCTCTCACCTTCAATCTACGATCCAGTTCAAGAGCGTCTATCTCCTCCCCAGGTGCTACTAACGGTTGCTCAGGTGGCAGTGGTTGTGGCTGATAACCAGCCTGCGGTTCTACTGAACTTGTAAGTTCTGCTACCTTTTCCGCTAATGATTGAGCTTTTGCCTCCGCTTCCGCTCTGGCTTTCGCCTCTGCCTTAGCTTTAGCATTAAGCTCCCTAACCCTTTTAGAGTAACCCTTTCTGGGCTCTGTTTCAGTTACTTCTTCTTTGGTTTCCACTTCCCCCGTCGGTTCAGTATCTACTTCAGGTTCTGCAACTTCCTCAGGTTGTTTTTCTTCTGCTACTGGCGTGGTATCAGTCAGGGATGTTTTCCATCTCATCCTTTTCGTTTAACGCCTTTTTGTTTTTATCCATGTTGTTCACCTCCTCCCAACCATGCACGAGATTATAGTGTCGGCACGAGCTTACACTTTGAGCTTTAAAGGCTCAGGTGGTATAAACCATAAACCTATGATATATACCCCTCAACCCTTAACGGTTTTTAAGTATTGGTATCCCCTTTTTATCCAACCCAACCATAACTTTATCCATCCCGATATAAGTTGCGTGTTCCAATTCACAACTCTTACACACCAAGTATGGACCTTTTTGCCTCCACTCATGATGTTCGTTTGGGCGAAAGACAAAACTTGGATTGGTAAAGTCAAGTATTTCGGTTGCTTTTTCCTCATTTTTCTTTTTCATCTGGTTTCTCACAAGCCTCTACCGCATCTTCAACTTTATTGAGAATCCTTTTAATCATATCTTTGGTTTGAGTAATCACAACTGAATTCCTGCCTATCTCCTCAAAACTCATTCCTTGATCCATGGCTACTTTGTTAAGGTTCTCCAAATCTCCCAACATATTCTCTGCAAATTCCCTCAAAACCCTCCATCCCGCCGTTCTGGAAAGTGCATATAGGTGTCTTTCTTCTACTGTTGCTCCTTTCTTCTTTGCGTCCTCGTCCTTCTTAATTGAGGGCATGTTGGATACAAAAAAATCTGGTTTTATTGCTTGTTTCATTCTATATTCCTTGTCCTACTGGCGGTTCTGTTGGTTGTCCTTGTTGCATTGATTGTTCGGGTGGCACTTGATTCATGTTTCCCTGCCCCTGTTGAGCCTGTTGTAGAATATTCATAAACTTCTGTTGATCTGATTCTAATATGTTATCAGCCTTTTCTTCCTCAGTCATTTCTTCCAGTATCTTATCCCAATCCTGAATACCAGAGTTTGAAACCACTCTCTTGAATATCTCACCGAACTTGAGATTAAATCCTTCCTCTTTTAGTTTCTGTTCCAGTAGATTTCCTTGGGGAGTTTGGGATTGAAGGAATAGTTGCATTAACATTGTAAGATTATCTTGCTGTGATTTCTGGTCAATCGCATAGGTTGATCCTGAAACTATCTCATAATCATACAAAATAGAACCAGTCTTTGATTTTCCAATGGTTACTTTACCCGTCTTTTCATCGTATAAATCTCTAATCTCAGGATAGCTTCTCTCTATTTCTGCAATATCTTCATCAAACAATCTCATTACAATGGCCTTGGGTTGTTTCTTAGAAATAAGGTTAACCATTTTGGTCATTATTTGCTTGAGAAATCTCTCCATATAGAATCTGTCAGCATTATCTCTAGTATTCTCCCTCTCTTTCTGCATTGATAAAGCCCTGGGTGTTTTACCCATACCAGGGTCGGTCTGTTGGGTCGTGGTTGTATCCGAAGTTCCAAACAAGTTAAGAATTGCCGCATTAGCCACTTGGTATGTGTTGTTAAACTGATTTATTCGTGAAAGTTCTATGGTTTTGGCTACATTTTGTATTTGCCCCCTTGCTAGCCATTTCTCTGCCGCACCCCATTTGAATGAACTTAGAGAGGCTACATTATCCTTATTGATAATAATCGGGGGAAAAATAGACATTTTAACTGCATCCAGATAAAGATTCCAAACCGAGTTAACAGCCATTTGCATTGAGCCACCTCTTTCAAAGTCGCCCATCCCCATAAAGTCATCCAACAAAGGAATGGAGTATTTGCAGACTACTGGAAGCTCACCATTTTCGTGAGGATTGGCAATATCCCTAAACTCCATATCAGCATCTACGCACACATCTACCCACCTATCTCTTTCAAACTGTGTTAAAACCTCATAGTAACCAGCCTTTTTAGCAGCGACTTCTTCCGGGTATTGAGAAAGTTCCCTTTCAGATTTGGCCTTAGAGGGTCTGGTTGCCTTTGAACCAGCTTTGTCTTTTAGTTTGGTAACTATTTTATTTATGTTTTTGAAC